GACTGCCCGCGGGCAGTCAGGGTGATGTCGAGCAACTTGGCTGCCTTCTTCGCGTCTTCGTAGAAGATCTCGTAGAAGTCGCCCATGCGGTAGAACATCAGCTGGTCTGGGTGTTGATTCTTCAGGCGCCAATACTGCTGCATCATTGGCGTGTGACTGGATAAATCTGAAATTGCTTTATTCATCAGTAGGTTAGCGTTATTCGTTTAAGGTTGTGGGGCAAAAATGGGGCTTTTCGCGTATGCAACATTAGTAAATGCTTAACGCTCACCCGGCCCGCGGTTGGTTCGATGGCCAAGTATGAAGTTTTTTTGAGGGAGATGCGCAATCTAGTGATAATGAGCAATCAACAGGAGGCTCGTGATTGGCCGGAAATCAGTTTCGTCAGAAATACATAGACCATGCGGAAAGCCTATTTCCTATTATCGCAGCTCTGATAAGTGATGATCTGCCTGACCCACTTCAGCTTACGACCATCCTTGAGCCACAGCTTCAAGATGCAGAAGCTTGGCATGATCATCCTGGTAGGTTGGTGTGTTGGGATTGGAGGACAATTCTTCACAAATTTCGCAAAAAGCCGAAGCGTCTGGATGTGGCATTTTATTGCAAAGAGGTGCTTTGTGGTTTGATGACCGCTTCAATTTCACGTGGCAGAGTCGGAATCAACATTCGTTACGTCGAAGGAAATCCTGATCCTAACCACCCACTGAAGAGAAATTTTCTTTTCCTTGCACTTTGGCAAGCAGAACTGTTCGGAACATTTTCTGATTGCAAAGTGGTAACGGTCTCACAACCGAACCCTGTGCTAGTGGATGTGTATAAGGCGCTTGGTTATGGAATGGTCGACTCGGATCGAAAGCGAGAGCTGAAGAACATTCCCCCAAAACATGCCCTTTTGGTAAAGCGTTTGCGGGATGCCGCCTTTGACCCCCTAGGTCAATTGGCGTAGCTTAAAAGCCATGCTTCATCTGTGCTGAAAGGAGGTTCCTTTGGCCAAGTCATCAAAATCGAAAGACGACGATAAAAAGCGGAAGTCTTCTGACGAGTCACGTACGTCCGATGGACAGGTACGGGATGTGCGGGTCACGAAAGATTGGCTGCGGGGAGATCTCGCCCGCGTAAAAGAAACCGCCAAGGGTGTATCCGCAACAATCAAGTCGACAGATGGTGATGGCGTTATAAAAGGTGGTTCTGTATCTGTCAGGTCGTCAGACGGTAAGATCCAAACTGGATCTATCACCATCAGGTCGGCCGATGGTGCTGTGGTTAACAAGAAAGCGAAGCATGAAAAAATTGATATCTCAGCTTTACTTCGCGCTTCTACTATCAAAGGTGGGCTCGCGGAGAATTTCAGAGAAAAGCTGCCCGTTTATACAGAGGGGCGAGCTTTCAAAGGAATGGATATTGCGGAGATTCAAGCAAGAATTGAGCGTATGGAGACATACCACGCTAAGACCAAAGCTCTTTTCTCCTCTTTTTTGAAAGACTGCTCCGACTCGGTGTTTTCCGGTGCGTTGGCCGGAAACACGCGAAAGAACAAGCTTAAGAAAAAAAACGGAACGAGCGAAAGTGGTGACGTAAAAAAAGCGCATTAAGCGCTTTTTTTATGCTGAAAGGTTCGACCAAATGCGTTGGATCTCCGTTGGAGATTCATCGTCCATCCATTTTGCGTACACCTCAACGAGCATCGTGAAGTCCTTGTGGCCCATCTGTTTTGCAATGAATGCAAGGTTGCCACGGGCGGTCAGACACCAACAGGCGTAGGTGTGTCGGGTTTGATATGGCCGGCGCGGTCGAATGCCCGAGCGCTTCTGGATGGCCGCCCACTTTGTGTTCCACGACGTGGGGATAAACCAGTGGTTAATGATTTTCTTCCGAGCCTGCGTTATTGGAGACAGTAGCGGGGTGACTGTTTCGACGCGGCTTTCGTGGCGGTTCATGTACACCTCGATCTCGCGTGGCGCATGGTCGGTCACCAGCCCCATAAGAATTTTGCAGGCATCAATAGCTGGAGGCATTAGAAGTACTGCCCGAGGTTTTCCAGTCTTGGGTACTTTGAATGTGCCGTTCGCTGTGATGGCCCTGGTGATGTTGATTTGTGCTGCGACCAGGTCAATATCTTCCACGGCTAGCGCACACAATTCGCCCGGACGCAGTCCGGTGTAAATCGCAAGAGTAATAGCGGCTGCGTCCTGTGCGTGAAGGCAGCCCTTGCTGAGCAATTGCTCGAGCTCGCCTTTGGTGAGCGGATCCGGCTCGCGGCCGATCATCGCGAATCGAATGCAAGCGGCGGATAGACCTTTGCGGCAGTAGCTGTTGTTTTCACACCAAGCCAAGAAACCTGCAAACGTAGCCAGGTAATGGTTCGCCGTCGACGGCGCCCTGGTGGCGATCAGTTGAGTCCTGAGTAGCTGGATGTCCTCGGGCAGGAGAATGCCCGCCAAGCGATCTGGACCAAGCAGTTCAGTACAGATATCCAGCGCGTAGCCGTATTTTTCTTCGGTCATAGGGGTTATGTCGACGGCCTTCAGAGGTTTATAACGGTCCATCAGCGCTGCTATGCGTTCGTCTTTTACGTTGGTGTAGTTGGTCGCATTCTTCGAGTTTGGAAAGTGCCGGCCGTAATCAAAGTGCCCTGTCTTGATCTCATGAGTAATCGCCGCCCTGAGTAGGGCGGCGTGTTTAATGTTGGCTTTGGTTACTGGAAGGCCGAGGGATTCGCGGCAGCGGATTCGCCGCCACATGAACACGATGCGAATGCTGCCGCCGTGTAATTCAATCCCTTTGTGCTTGGCCAGTTCAGCTTCTAGGCCGCTTGCTGCGGTGCGCTCTCGGCCCACTTGTCGTACTCCGTCATGTTGATTGCAATGCGGCCGTCTGGCGTCTTGCGCCAGATCCGGCCTTGAGCCCAGGTTCCGTTCTTAACTTTGTGGCGAATGGCGTCTTCGCTATAGCCGGTAAGTTCAGAGGCTCGATTGATCATTACCCATCGTGGAAGGCTCATGATTCAGCCTCCTGTTGTGCCACGCTCAGGGCGATGGCCACCGGTTGAACCCAAATCGATACGTTGCTGAGCATGAATGTTTCGCCCGCTTCAGCGAGCAGCAGCGTCATGCCGAACACATCGGCCATTGCTTTCGCCGCCTGGCGTGGTACCGCGTTGCCGATGCGCTCCCGGTGATTGCCGTCGTTGACGCCGTCCAGCTGGAAGAACCGCGCCTGCTCAATCTTGCGAACGCGCTGCATCGTCTGGATTTCATTGGTGGTCTGCGGATCCGCTGACCAATGTTCATCCGGATCAAAAAGCGATTGCAGGGCGGCCAGCTCCAGGGTGGTGAAGGGTCGGTGCCAGGTCCCATCGGAACTTGTGATCATGCAGGTCAGCCGGTCGTTGGGTGCCGGCATACGCTGGTCCGCCACTGACCAGCGTCCGTTGTCGTGCCGGGCGCTGGCGGATACGGCTCCGGCCGTTTCCTTCCAGTCCACCACCCCGTAATGCCCGCCGGTGATGTAGGCATCACCTTTTTTACGTGACATGCCAGTGCGCGGATCTGCAATGGACAGGGCGCCGCAGGCAACCTGTTGCGAGCCGGTGACGGTCTTGGCGCTTTCGCACCAAGGCGTGATGTGCAGCTTTTGCGTACTCGCGTCTGGATGCCAGTTCTTGTACGCAGGATCTGCAACGGCAAACGCGCCTTGCCCGGTGGTGCTACCGGCGATCACGGTGCCGGCCGGCTTTGAATAGTCGGTGACCAGGTACTTGCCGAAGCCCTTCGAAGGTTGCCGTGGGTCGGCCACGGCTTGCCCGCCGGAGCTTGGCCCATGGCCGGCCGTCACAGTACCGGCGACCTGATCGATGGCCACCACGCGGAACACGTTGTTGTGACGCTCGCCGCTCATTCGCGGATCTGCAACGCTGAATGTCCCTTGTCCTGGGCTGCGTTGCCCGGTGACCACGCCGCAATGACGGTCATAGGGCAGTACGCCGAATTGCGTGTACTCAAACTTGTTAGTGGGCCTTGGGTCGGCTACCGAGAACTTGCCATTGGTTGGGCTTGATCGGCCGGCCACTGTGCCAGCGGTGTCCTGCCATTCATGTACGCCGAGATAACCGGCTCGATATTCCGGTACGATTACGAAGTCGCGTAGGTGGCCGTCCTCGATCGCAAACCGGCTCAGGCTGCGCCAATCTTTACCGGCCTCGACCAGGGCTAGTCGAACCCACGTCTTCCACTGCAATGCCGGCACTCTGTGCATGGGGCCGGCCTGCTCAATGTCGCCTGCCAATGGCATGCGGCTCAGCACGTCGCCCACGGCGCGCAAGCTTCGCTTTTCCGGCTCGTACAGGAATGCAGGGACTTTCTCTACGTGCCTGGCCACGAGCAGGAAGCGCTTGCGGCTCTGGGCGAGACCGCCGATTTCGCCACAGTCGTGGGTGGTCTCGGCAACGGCGTAGCCGTAGAAGCTGAGCAGCTTATTGATCTGATCCAGTAGATGCCGGCCACGAGTTGCTAGACGCGGCACGTTTTCGAACACTATCAGTGACACCGGGTTGTGCTTCCAGGCTTCGCACATCAGCCACACACAGCGCAGAGTCAGCTCGTTGAGGGCCTGATATTTCGGCGTCTGGCTCATTGTTTCAGACAGTAAGCCTGAGGCGCCCTTGCAAGGGCTGCTGATGAACACTGCGTCGGGATCTTCGTTGCCGGCAGCACGGCGCAGATCATCGGCGGTGGCCTCTTTCCATCCAGCGGGAGGCTGCTTCCCGTGGAATGCGGTGAATTGCTCACGGGTGAACAGATCCATCAATGTGCCTGGTACGCCGGTCATCATTTGGAAGTCGCGTAACCCGGCAGGGTCAACGTCGACACCGCCAAGGCAACGCCATTCGGCTTGGACTGGACCAAGAGTGGGTTTGGAGTCGCTGAATCCTGCCGCACCGCTACCAAGGCCGCAGCACAGATGAAAGTGTTTGAAGGTGCGCTTAAGCATCGGGAGCCTCCTGCACGCAGTTGTTGTCGCGGCACAGAAGTAATGCTTGGCATGTGGGCTGCTGCTCGACCAAAGCGGCGTGCTTCCAGGCTCGACGCGTCCACCCTGAATAACCTGCTTTGTATGCGTAATGCTCGCGGGCGAACTTGTCGGAAGTACTCGCACCTGGTGACGTAATGTATGTCCCGCGTTGTTGGCAATACTGCAGTCCTTCAGGGACTGGAAACTCCTTCTCGAACTCGGCGCGCTCGTCAATCTGAACCACTGAAACGGCTGGCTGCTGCGGAGTCTTCTGTTCAAGCAGAAGGTGCTTATACCCCACAACAGGCTGCGCGGGCGGGCGTTCCTGAGCGATTAGCGTTGCATCAGCGAGCGCTGCCCCGCGCAGCTTTTCGTGGGGTATAAGTGCCTCGGCAGTGGCGCTGAGAGGGGCAATAATGCCTGCTGCTGCGCAGCAGAGGCTGTTTGTTTCTAGCGTGTCGACACCATTGGTAGTGCGGAGCAAAGCGGTCAATGCTTGGGTGGTTTGCTGGTCCTTCTTCATGCCGCTTTCCTCCGGTGTTCGATAGCGAGTTGGTCCATCAGGCGCTGGTGAAACGTGAGCCGTGCTTCGGTGGCGGTCCATGGGCGGATCGTTTCGGCCGTGGGTTCGATGCCGATCAGACAATCCCAGGTGGTCGGATCGGCGGGCATTAGGTCGCGGCGTTCTGTAGCGAGTGCAACAAGGTCGGCATGACGGACGGATGCCGGTAGTTCGGGGGCGAGGTTGAAACGGGTGCAGATGCGCTCCCAAATCCATTGCTCGACGTCCTGATAGGCATGCATCCATTGCTTCAGCGGTTGCACCATGTCGCCGACGTAGGCTTCGGGTGCGTCGTGAAGGAGTGCCGCCAACTGGTCCTCTTCTGGCACCAGGTCGGCGACCATGCACGAGTGTTGCGCCACGCTGTAAAACTCACGGGTGTGGCCGTTGAAGCGGCATAAATGCGCCAGCGCGTGGGTGATGTCGCGTGGGTCGATGAGGTCGGTGTCCGGTTCATGCAGATCAAAGCGCTTGCCGGTCACGGTCAGAATCTGGCTCATGCAGCCTCCTTGACCAGGTCCGCCAGTAGCAACGCGTTCTTGGTGTCCTTGTGAAGTTTGCGCAAGGCTTCGTTGCCGATCAGTGGGGCCAGTTGCCGGTCGAACTCTTTGCGAAAGCGCATCAGGTCCATCAACTCGGTGGTGGCTTTGGTGCATTGACGTTGCAGAGCTCCGGCCGCTTCGGGTGTCAGGCGCAGCATTGGGGTAGGGCGATTCATGCTGCATCCTCCTGTGTTGTTTGCTCCAGGAGGACGGCCATGGCGAGCGCTTGATCGCGGAGGGCGAGTGAATCGCGTTCGAGTTTTTTGCCGGTGCGGAATGCGCTGAATGTCTCAGCCGCGATTCGCAGTTTTTCTGCGATTTCTAGGAGGGTTTGACGCGCTGGCTCCCCCAGCTTCGAGGCGGCCAACGCGCGCTCGTAGTGGGAGTAAAGTTGCTTGTGATTATTACGTGCTTGCTCAAGCGAGAGCCGTAGGTTGTGGATCGCCTCCGAGTTGTCAGACTGCTGAATGTCTTTGCCTTCGTCGATCCCATCGAGGCGGCCATCGATCAGGCCGCCGCGATAGCCTGCCCAATAGGTTAGGCCGACGAGTAAGATCAGAACGATCAGTGTGCAGATTTGTATTGCGGTCATGTGGTGTGCTCCTGGTGGTTTCGCTTGGCTGGTGGTGGCAGCCGTTAGGTGGTTGTTATTCGTCATCTGGATCGGGTGGGTCAATCAGTCCGCACATCAGCTTGGCCTGGTATTGCATGTAGCCTTCATCGCGCAATGCGTCGTAACGCCGGTAATCGACCGCAAAAAAACAGCACTCGCCACAAAGGCGGTCGGGTGTTTCCTCGGCCGACAGAGACGCTCGGCAATGCCTGCATTCGTTGAGAAGTGACATGTCACGCCTCCGGCTTGTCGTTTGACGGTCGCGGCATGTCTTCGTCTGCCTTGTAGGCGCGGATGTCGATCAACGCGGCAACGTGCCTGATATGCGCATACCTCAATGCCTTCACGCTTTCGTCAATGGTGGTCACCGGGAGTTGAATCCGCCCGCTGTTGATCGCCTCGGTGAATGTCTTTTCATTGAGGTTCTTGAAGTAGTGCACGCGCAGCTTTTCGAGGGGGATGAGCACGTCGCCGAAGAGGTGGTGCAGCATCTCGATGGTGGAGCTATCCGGCGCGGGAAGTAGTCGGAGCGGTGTTTGGTTTGCGTTATTCATGCGGCTGCTCAGCCTCCTTGCGTTTAAGTCGTGACGGGTGATTCCAGGCGTTCAGGCAGTGACGTTTGGTCAACTCCCGCAGATGCTCAGGCACTTCAAGGAGCGCGGCATTGCGCTCCTCGCGTGTGTGCATAGCGACGATCTGGCGGGCGTACTCCCTAGGCCACGTCACGGTTGTCTACCGGGATTTCTGGTAGGTTCAGCCCCAGTTGTTCAGCGAGCCAACGAATGCCGGCTTGCTTCACCCGGGTTGACTGGCTGTATTGCATGCCGAGCTTCTCGTGATACCAGTTACCGTTTTTGACTCCCAGATACTCACGATCCCGATTCGGATAGGCGGGAAGGTTCTGCAAGTTGAGCAGTGCCCTTTCTCGCATGAGGCTGATCAACTTGGGACGGGTGATACCCAAGTGTTTGGCGGTTTGGGCAAGAGTGCGATCCATAGCTCCCCCCTCAGGCTGCATGCGCGGCGGGAGTCGCCACTGCAGCTAGGTGGTTGATGGATTCGGCAACCTTTTCGTAGATCTCTACATCGGTACCGCACACGGTGAAGCACTTAGTGCGAGGGCGTTTCACGCCGATGCTCATGATGGTGGTGACGCCGGTGCGTGTTTGGGTTCGATGGATCGCGACATGGATAGGCAGTTCAAAACCCATGTCGAGGCTCACGGAACCGCCGGTGCGGATTAGCTCGAATACTCGCTGTTTATGCTCGATATCAAACCGTGCGTATTCGCGGCTGGAGTGTGGAGTGTTCTGCAGGTCGGTTGCATCAGCGGTGTCGAGCGGGCCGTTTACGATCTCCTCAATGAAGTCGGCCAGCTTGAGGTGCATCTTCTTTTCGTTCGGCAGGGTCAGCGTGTGGCGCTCGCTGCCCGGCTCGATGACGAAGAGGGTGTCCGATGTGCTGCGTTCAACCTTGAGGCGAAATGCTACGGCCTCGCGCTTGGGGGCTGATCTGAGTACGTGATTGAAGGTGCCGCTCAAATTGACCTGGGCGTTGAGCAGCTGCAGGGTGCGGTTGTCGAGTTTGAACTTGCTCATGCTGCCCGTCCTCCGTCGTTTGGATCGAACGGAGCTGGTGCTGTACGGGCTTGCGGCTTGGATTTACTAGGGATGAACGTGCAGCCGCAATTGCGTGCAATGCGGCGAACTTCGAGGATGCGGAAGGGTTCATCAGCAGTCGGATGGACATGCAGGGTTGCTGTGGTGTGCATGGTATTGCCTCGCTCTGTGGTGGAAGAGTGAGGCGAATATCAACCATTGGTTAAATAGTGTCAACAACCGATAGGTGAATTTGGTTGTATTTCTGTCCGGTCTAGGGAAAATGCAAAGCTCATTCAGGGGTAAAAGTGCCGATGACTTTCCCGCAAATCTGCATTTCTTCAGTGAGTTCCATGATCGGATATTGTGGGTTTATAGGTTTCAAATAGTGCTTCCCCGCGTCATGCACTAAGACTTTGAAGGTAGCCTCGTTGGTGCTTGGTAATGTTGCTATGACCCGGTCACCGTTGTTCACAGCAAGCTCCGGGTCGACAAAGATTACGGAGCCTGCCGGATAACTTCTGCCTGGGCCGTTGTTTGTCATGGAGTCACCAACGACTCGTAACGCATAACCGGATTTGCTGATATTGACTGGGCAAGGGAGCCAAAGCTCCGCATCGAAGGACTCGACACTAGCGCCCATCTCGCACCATGAACCGGCTTGAACCCACGAGATCAGCGGAACCTTACCCATTTTGGTATCGGTTCGCACATTGTCTACATTGCTGGCCACGCTTCTAGATGGCGCTTCATCGGGGAAGACAGGCATTACTCCGTGTTCAAGCCACTCTCTGCGTACACCTAACCAATCAGATATTGCGGTGAGGCTATCGACTTCCGGCATAGCTGCACCATTGAGCCATTTGCTGACCGCTTGGGGCGTCTTGATGACGCCTTTGGATTTCAGTTGCTTGAGGACATCGGCACCTCGCCCATGTTGGCGGACGTTATTAGCGTCTAGGGCGGCGTGGAGCCTTTCGGCAAACATGTGTCGCAAATTTTCTTTATCAATCATGAGTTGATGATCACATACAAGTTGCTAATCCGTCAGTTGACCTTTACTATCAACCAACAGTTGAATATAGGGCCAAAAAATTGAACCCGTCAGACTTTCCAAATGCCATCGCGTTTGCTTTTGAGGCAGTAGGGGGCATCGGTGCTGCCGCCAAGGTGTGCAACCGAAGCTATCAGGCGCTGAATAAATGGCGTCTGGCAGCCAGCCTGCCGCGAACCGATTACACCGGTGAAACGCAGTACGCCACGCTTTTGGCGATTGCTGCGGAGGAAAAGGGCAATGCATTTGATGCGGCTTGGTTGCTTCATGCGTCGACCCCACAAAAAGCTGCAGCTTAGATAGAAAAAAGGCGACCCAAGGGCCGCCCAGTTCCTCCCGATACACACCACCACAGTGCTGTCGGGTCGCGTTGAAGGTAAAGCGGGCACACCACATGCGAACCGCTGAACTTCACCGCGTTTCCAAGGCACGGATGCCTTGGGTTGCTGCTCTCTCCACCACAGATTGGGCAGCTGTTGCGCCAGAGGTGAACGACGGATCGTTTGCCTCGGCACGGTGCCGGTGTCGATCCTGAGATCTCGCCGGCGTTTGGGCCTCTTCAAGCCACACGACAAATGTATCACCACTGCATGTCGTGAGGCACTGGCAACTTTCAAGGATTAATGCCATGAGCCGAATCGCTCTGAGTTGTGTAGAACGGGCGCAGCGGGAAGTCCTGCCGCTCGATCTAGCGCTTTACCATGCTGCTCGGGACTATCCCGGCGGCGCTGCTGCAATTGCCGCCACCACCGGCAGAAACGCCACCACGCTGCAGCACAAGCTATCTCCCACGCATCCAAGCCACTCCGTGAATATTCAGGAGTTCGGCGAGATCCTGGAGCTGACCAAGGACCGTCGCATTCTGGATGCGGTGCATGCGTTGGTAGGTGATACGACTTGGCAGGAATTGGCCGAGGCATACACCAACGACATGCCTGAAACCTTGACCACCGGCATTGCCGAGTATTTTCGACAGGTAGCTGACTTGGCTGAGACATGGGCCAAGAGCATCGGCGACGGCGTGGTGACGGACCACGAACTGGCCGCGATTCGCCTGCAGGTGTTTCGCGGCATTCAAGGGCTGCTGGGGATGTTCAATCGCGCCACTTACGTGAATCAAACAACGCGGGGTGGCGATCATGGCTGACATTGCAGATTTTGCTAATGACCTGGTGCAGGAGCGGCTTGATCAAGCGCTAGCCGCACGCAACGCCGCCAAGCCTGCCTTGGCGGCGCATTCGTTTTTATTCTGCGAGGACTGCGAAGAGCCTATCCCAGAAAAGCGTCGAGTGGCTCAACAGGGCTGCACCCAATGCTTGAGCTGCCAGTCCATTACTGAAGCGCGGGAGGCCCGTCATGCTCGATGAGGTATTGAATCAATTCGCAGACTACGGCCTTGAGCCTGAGCAGCCGCTGGTTTTCGGTAAGCTCACCCGCTGCAAGACCGCCCAGGACAAGGGCAAGGAAAAAAACGGCTGGTACGTCGTCCACGAGCATCACACTGAGAAGAACGAAACGCTGATCTTCGGTAGCTTCGGTGACTGGCGCTCGGGCGAGTCGCAAAAGATCAAGGTGAAGGCCGGGCGCATGAGTCCGGAAGAGCGTGAAGTCATGCGTGCTCGGCAGGAAGACGCCAAGCGTAAGGCCGCAGAGGTATCTGCCAACGCGGCACGGCGAGCAGCCAACCGTGCAGCCGGCTTGTTCAAGCGCATGCCGGAAAAGGGCAAGAGCGCCTACCTGGATCGAAAGCAGATCGTTGGGTTCAAGGTTCGTTATGCGCCTCGTTCCGGCGCATTTTTGGTGCCTATGTGCAACGTGCGGGATCAGATCGTCGGCCTGCAAGTGATCTTCCCGGCAAAGCAAGCAGACACCGGTCGCGACAAAGCCTACTGGCCCTACGGCATGTCGAAAGAGGGCGCTTTCCATTTGATCGGTCCGCACCCCGAACCGGGGGAGCCAGTGCTGGTGTGCGAAGGCTACGCCACAGGCGCCAGTCTGCACATGGCGACCTCATTGACGGTCGCCATTGCCTTCGATGCGGGCAACTTGCTACCTGTCTCCAAGGCCATGCGGGAGCGTTTCCCCGGGTGCCCGCTGATCCTCTGCCGGGATGATGACTGGAAGACGAAGCGTCCGAATGGCGATGCTTGGAACCCAGGTGAGGAGAAAGCCAACAATGCTGCGTTGATCGTCGGTGGCCAGGTAGTCGCGCCAGTCTTTTCGGGCGAGCGCGAAATCAAGTGGACTGACTTCAACGACCTGCACATTGCTGAAGGTTTGGAGGCTGTCCGGCGTCAGGTGCTGGCGGTGGTCAAGCCACCGGCAGCGGGTGGTTGGAAGGACCAACTGGCCCGCACCGAAAATGGCTCCCTGATCGCGCACATGCAAAACGTCGAACTGATCCTGGGCAATGACGAACGCTGGGCTGGTGTCATTGGTTACAGCGTGTTCAGCTCCAAAATCGTCAAGCTGCGGTCCGCTCCCTTTGGCGGCGGTGCTGGCGATTGGGCTGACATCGATGACATGCGGGTGATGAAGTGGCTCGCGCAGCAATACAACCTGCGAGTCAAAGCGTCCCATGTGATCGAGGCGGTCAGCGTGGTTGCCCACGACCATTCTTTTCACCCGGTGCGTGAGTATCTGGAAAAGCTCGAGTGGGACCGCGTCCCTCGGCTGGAAACCTGGCTGACTGACGTACTCGGGGTCCATGCAAACGAATACTCTGCCAAAGTCGGTAAGCGCTGGCCGATCTCGGCGGTGGCTCGGGTGATGCGCCCTGGCTGCAAGGCCGACTCGGTGATGATCCTTGAAGGCGGGCAGGGTGAAGGTAAGTCCACGGCCATGGGTATTTTAGGTGGTGAGTGGTTCATGGACACGCCTTTTGCCCTCGGCGACAAGGACAGCTTCCAGGCGATTCGCGGCAAGTGGATCGTCGAACTGGGGGAGCTGGACAGCTTCAACAAGGCTGAAAGCACCAAGGCCAAGCAGTTCTTCTCCGCATCGACTGATACCTACCGCGAAAGCTACGGCCGCAGAACGAACGATGTGCCACGCCAGTGTGTGTTCGTGGGTACGACCAACCAAGAGGAATACCTCAAGGACGCCACTGGTAACCGGCGTTACTGGCCAGTGTTCTGTAACAAGGTCGACCTGGAAACGCTGCGTGAGATCCGCGACCAGCTGTGGGCTGAAGCGGTGTTCTGCTTCGAGGCGGGCGATATCTGGTGGGTGACGAAGGACGAGTCTTGGATGTTCGCTGAAGCCCAAGACGAGCGCTTTGTTGTGGACGAGTGGGAAGGTCCGATCCTGACCTGGTTGGAGGAGTCGCAGATCGGTGAAACCGCTACTGGTAACGAGATTCTGACCCAGGCTCTCAAGTTGGACTACGGCCATTGGGGCAAGCCGGAGCAGATGCGGGTCGGGGCGATCATGCATCGCCTGGGCTGGCGGAAGAAGCGCATGCCGGCGTTGGCAAAGAGCGGCATTCGACAGTGGGCCTATCAGAAGCCTGCCACCTGGGGGCGTGTGTCTGCGTTGCAGGTGCCCCTGGTAGAGGAGCCTTGCTTTGATTAAGCGAATTGATGAGATGCTCAAGCTCTGGGCGCAGGATCTACATTCGCCGATGAACCCCGACTTTGCCGGATCTGGTGGCGGCAACATGATTGCGATGTTGATGGAGTGCAAGGGCGAGCTGATACGTGGGACTCGCGGTAGTCGGGTGCTGCTGGATGAGTCGGCGGATATCGAGCTGATCGTGAACAAGCATCTGCCGGCGCAGCTGTCGGTGGTGGTGAGGGAGCACTATTGCAATCACGAAAGCTTCCTCTCGCAGAAGTACACCCACTGCGGTTGCAGTCGTGATACCTATTACCAACGTCTGCACGAAGCGCACCTGCACATTGCTGGCATGTTGATGGGGAAGGCTGCGTGACCCCTGGTATCACTCCGCGTGCCACTGTCCTACTGTCCGGCCTTGTCCGACTGC